GGCAAATTCAATGCGGGTGGAGTGTTCCAGAGGCGAAACCCGTTACCACGTAACAAGCCTTGAACCGAAAGAGTTTCAGCTGATTAGGTTTCTCCCGCTTCTTGTCATAAGAACAAAGGCGCTGATCCTTAATGGTAACCCCTTTGGGGGTGACTGGATTTATGAACCTAAGGCTGGGTTCCCGTTCCCTCAAACGAGAATCAACTATACTCACCCGGTTTCAGCAGGCGCCTTGTGGATAACGGCTGAACAAGTGCAGTCCGAGCCTTTATGGCTGGAAGCGTTTGAAAAATGGAGCGGGATATACGGCGTAGACGAGAACATCGTTGCGCGGCAGCCCCATAACATATTCTTTTTGACAAACCACTGGAACATGGGAGGTTGTTGCCAGCGTGGTGCGAACCTCCGGATCCACACCACGTTTGTCCGCGACGATACTTTGGAGACAATCATCACTCTTCCTTTTTGGAACCTCCAGATCGTGCAGCAATACAACCGGTGGGTCAAAAACTGGGGCGCCAGCCTCACAAAAGAATGGGATTGCTTCGTTTCGCTCATGATCAAGGACGACACTTGGAGGTGGCGTATTCTACCCGACGCTCTATTTGGCCGCCGACCTGCGCGCCGCCAACCACTCGAACGGCCCCCTGCAATCCGGATTGCAGACAACGGTGGAAAGACCCTACTCGTTAATGCGTATCCCCAGTTCGTTACGCCCACACACAACAAGGAACTGATCTATTTCGCACATGGTGACGTCACGCCTGAAATGGCAAGTGCTCTGAGCCGGCGTGATGTAGTCCTTGTTATTGGCGAACACTGGCCTGCAGAGAACCTGAATGTCATCGCTACACTCCCAGCTATCCGGGCGCAGCGAAACGTCGCATACCACCCGAACGAAGCACCCATACCTAAAGAGTATGTCGAGCCAAACGAGTTTTTTGAGAGAGCTATCCTAGTAGCTAACCGTTTCCTGGAAACCCCGATCGAACGTAATCTTGCTGCAGAGGTGAGTGAGGCAAATCCATCTGGTGAGATCACGGCATATGATGCCTTCTACCCTGGCTATCCGAGAGACAGCAGAAACAGATTCACGTTTTGCAACGGGGTAGAGCTACCGAAACACACTCTCCCGCCGACAGAAACTCTAGAACTCGTCGCAAACGTTTGGGCGGGGGACGTGTCAATGGAGCAGGCGTTCCCTGAACGTTTTGATGAGAGTCTATGGGAGATGACATTATCAATGGAAACGGAAGAACAACCCTTAGCCGGTGTTCAAACTCAGGAGGGAAACGAGTCACGACTTTGGCAGGAACTAGTCCGCGCACTCGCGGTTTACTTTGCCGGATTTAGTGACTGGCGTTTCCTTGTCTTCCTGTGTTTTGTACCTTTCGTGGGCGCCCTCGCACCGATTGCCGCTGGAGTTCAACTGTACGATTACTACTTCGAGACTGTTAAAAATACAAGTCTCCTACAGCTACCCTCACTGAACGTTATGTCTGTGAATGGCAAGCCAGAAGTGATTAACTTGTACAACCAGACACTTATCCAGGTTGGGTCCCAGATCACGGTCAACTTTCCATTGGGTGAACTCCTAGGCAATTTTCTGAACCTTCTAGCTCAGCCGGGGAACATCTTAAGTGCTCTGTTGTGGCGTAGTGGAACATTCGTTGGCGAGTACTCACCATATAAGACGAACACTTCATTCGTTAATAGTGCCGCTGGTGTGGTCGTAGTCATAGGGTGTATTTGCTTCACCATCTTTGCCCTGATGGCATGTGGTGCCTACCAATACTACAGTAAACACCCTGGCGTAACGTTTCCGCTAGCTGACAATCC